CTGCTGATTGCCCACGAGCGCGCCGATCAGCTCGCCGCGGGTCATCGCGTGCGATGGGCCGAACAGATCCGCCTGGCCGAGAGCCGGCGCGTGCTCGACGAGCTGGGCATAGCGGCTGAAGAAGTCCTTGATCTCGGCCGGCTTGCGGCTGATGCTGTCGAAATGCCTCAGCAGGACTTCCTGATTCGGTGTCAGCTCGCGCCCGAACATCTGACTCTGGTTCAGGTACTTCTCAACCACCAGGTGCGCGGGTGTGCCGGCGGTGAGCGCGGTGTTGTCTTTAATCCTGGCCAGCGTGTCGATCGCTTTGGCGCTGTCTTCGGTCAAGTCGAGTTCCGGCGCGCGCTGGCCACTGCTGATCAGCGCCTTGGCGCGCGCGATCTGTGGCAGGCTCTGACTGATGCCGGTCTGGACATTTTTCAATTCCGGATCCAAACTCTCCAGCATCGACTCGGCCATGCGATTGCCCGCTTCGCCCGCGAACACGCGCGTGTAGACTGCGGCCTTGGCGCGGTACAGGCCCATCTGATTGAGATCGCCGTCGCGGGTGAGCAAATAGGCGCGCTCGTTTTCGGGCACGGATGCCAGGAAATCATCGACGAATGGGCGATTGCCGCGCGCGCGCAGCGCCTGGTCAATGTTCTGCCCCTCGTCGACATTGAGCTTTAAGACGCTTCTGTCTTGCAGGATCTGTGAGTCGACTTTGGCCTGCTCTAAGGGCGACATGCGCAGCGTTAATGAGCTATTCGCCTCACGCGCGAACGCCACGGTATCGACCTCACCCTGGAGCTGCCGTATGAGCACCGGGCGCTGCATGCGATCGACTTCTGCCGGATCGATGCCCAGCTCATGCGCCTGGGCTTTCAGGCGCTCTTTGTACTGCGCATAGTTTTCAGGATAGCGCTCAGCTGCGTGCGCCAAGGCCAGCGTGCGCCCGTTGCCACTCAGCACATTGCCGTGCTCGTCAATAATCGGCGTGCCACGGTCGATCGCGTGGAAGTCGGTCAGCAGCACATCCGGGTTCATCTTGCGCGCCACCTCATCGATCTGCGCCTGGCTGGCAGAACGCGACCGATCGCGCGGCTGGAGCCTGGGATCATAGTCCGGGTTGATGCCGCCGTTCGCGGTGTTGCTGGCGTGGATCTCCGACATATCCACCAGGCGGTGCTGCAGCTGGTACGAGCTGTTCGGGTCGGTTCCGTAGGCGGAAGAGACATGGCCCGTGCGCCCGCTTGCGCCGCTTTCCAGATCGGCCCGCTGCGCAGCGTGCGACTCGGAGAGTTGACCCCGTTCGGCCGCATGTGTCGCCCTGAGTGCCTGCCGATCAGACTGCTGTTGGGCATTCAGCGCCCCGCGCTGGCCGTAAGGGGTTGCGGCCCTTTGACTGGCGTGCGTCGACCGCAGATCGGCGCGTGCGCTCGCGTGGGCGGCTCTGAGGGTGGCGCGCGCCTGTCGATGCGACTCCTGCATCGCGCTCCGCTTGGCGCTCCCGGCGCCGGCCACCCAGCGACCGTGGGCGTCGCGCGCCTGGGTGGTGTAGTCGAACGTGACCGCCTCCCAGATCGCGGCCTCCCGGAACTCCCATGCCGATTCGTCGGCGTCCGCGCTCATATCGATGCCCAGCTCGGCCCAGGTTTTGGTCACGGGAATCGGGGCGCATCGTCCACCAGGATGCTCGTCAAATGGCGCGGAGAGCGGGTGGCGCGTGCCGTTTTTGGCGGCACATAGATCACATGCCGCAGAATCTGCGCTCCACTCCCACTCGTTGATCACGTCGCTATTTGCGCGGTAGTTTTCGAGCGCACTGGCGCGATAGGCGTTCAGCGTCTCAGTGCGCGCAATCAGCAGCGCCCGCCGATATCCGCCGAGGGTAGCGTCTTGGAACGCGCGTGCTATTTGGCGCGGCCCGTCCCCGGCTGCCAGCCCACGCAGCAGCGCCTGACGCACCGTGGCCGCCGTCTCAGGCGCCAGTGTGGCCAGCAGGTCGCTCAGTGGCGAGCCGTCAAAGGCGCGGCCGATCAGTTGCTCGATTGCCTCCACAGGCATGCGGCCCCAGCTCACCGTAACACTAGCCGGCGGGCTCACGCTATTCGTGATCAGCGCGTGCGCGTGGTCGGTCGCAAGCGCTACCGCGTCGCGCTGCGCGTCGGTGATCAGCGCATCGGCCGATCGGGCGAACGCGGCGAACTGCGTGTCAACCTGACTCACCAGGGCCGGGATGCGCGCGGCGGCCAGAGTCGTAAGAAAGGCAACCAGGCGCGACGCGAGATCGGCGGCTACGGGCGTGTAGGCGGTTTCGAGGTCGCGCGACAAGGTCGCCTCCCGATCGCGGAGGGCGGCGTCGTGCGTATCGCGCAGGTTGTCGGATGGTAGGGCCATACATGCAAAAAGCGGCGCAACCATCATTCGATGGATGCACCGCTACCTTGTTCAGGGTTGGGTGAATGTATTCGGTTGTCGGCTCTCTAGGCGGCTGCTTCCGCCTCCCACGTCTCGATCTGGGTAGAGAGCGCCTCGCGCAATCTAGTGCCGTCTTTGTCCTGACTGGCGCGCACAATCACGATCGTATGCCCGTCGCGCGGCCAGCGGGTCACATCGGCGACGATCAGCGGGTGCGTGGTCTGGCTCAGGAGCTCGTCGGCGATGTCAGCGTATATTTGCACATCATCCACGCCTGATAATGAGCCCTGGGCCTCGACATGCCCGCTGGGGACAGTCGAGATGGGTCGGCGGCCCGTCGCTTCTTTCGTGTCGCTCATCGTTCCCTCGCTTCACTTCGTCGTTCGGCGCGCGTTGGCCGGCTCACTGGCAGTCCTAGCAATCGTTCGAGCCGCTCGATCGCCGCCAGATGGATGCGATACAGATCCAGCAGCGCCGCGCGATCGGTGTGTGTGAGCTCAATTGTAGCACGTCGGTCAAACGACTGCGGGATCGGCTGCTGCTGCATTGCTGTCCTGTGCTGTTTGTGACTGCGGATTGGGCGCTGCGAGCTGCGGCGGCGCGGCGGCCGGATCGCGGGGAGGAAGACTTAAAAGCTCGTCTATGCCCGGAAATTGGGAAACATCAAGATAGCTCGCCTTGTTCAGCGCCGCGATCGCGTTCGCCGTCGATGAAAAGTCCTGCTGCTCGACCTGCCCCAGGCTGATGCGCGGCGTCAACTCCAGCGCGGGTAGCTCGCCGAAGTTGAAGCGAATCATCTGGCGGAGCACGTCGCGCGTGAGCATCCGCACGACCGCGCGCCGGCCCTGCCGAATGAGCGTCGTCAGCACGTCCTGATGAACAGATGCGGCCGCGCGGGCCTGGTGCTGCCCTTCGCCGGTCGCTAACGTCTGAGTCAGGATGGCCTTGCTGATCTGCCGGTCGTACTCGTCGAAGGCGGCCAGGAACGCGCGGCCCTCCCCTTGCGATTGCACCACCGTCACCGCCGATCCGTACTGAAACGCCAGCGCCGCGCCGCTGCGCCACTGGGTCAGCGTGCCGACCATGAGCTGCTCGGGCGAGGACTGTGTACCGATCGGATTGCCGTTGCTGTCCGTGAGTGGCTGCGACTCCGCGCCCTCGGGCGTAAACCCGATCAGCCCAGGTGAGGCGAATTGGGCCAAATACTTCAAATACTCGGGCCAGGTCTGCATCTTGTTGTACCAGGCGGTGTTGGCGCTGCGCAGGATCGACGTGCCGCGCGGGTCGTTGTCTTTCGGCCGGAAGCTCAAGACCGCGAACTTGGAGCGCGGCAGCAGGTTTTCCAGCTGGCCAGGATCGGCGATCGCGAGTATTGTGCCGGTCTGCACCGGCACGCCGATGCCGGGGATGCGCGCGAGCAGGCCCAGCACGTTGAGATAGGTATCGACCACAAACGCGGTACTGCGCCTGGGCTTGACCTTGATTGAGACCAGCTTCAGGTGGCGCAGGCCCCCATACGTGCGATCGTCATCCCAGTTCAGCTCGGCGACCTTGTTGCCATAGGCCACCGCGTCGAGCATGCCCCACAGCGTATCGTCCATGCTCGGGTCGATGTCATCGAGCACGCGCTCGCAGTATTCGAGCAGCAGCTTGGATTTGTCGTAGCCATCGGCGTCCTTGTCGGCGATCCGGGGCGACAGCGCGATGCCCTCTTCGAGCACCGAGGCCTTGTAGATCGTGACACACGACGATACCACCGCATCGAACAGCATGCGCTCATAGTAGTCGTCGCCAAAGTCGGACGTCAGATCGTCGAAGGCCCATGGCAGCGACCGGGCGTAATTACTGTACCAGGCCAGGCCACTGCCGGCGACGTACTGGCGGCGCGGGTCGGCGGTCACGAGGCCGGCGGTTCCCGCGATTGGCGCGATAGCTCCGTTGGGTGAGCCGGGCGTGTCGCCGGTCACGACACTTTGGGCGAGGGTGTCAGTCATTGCGACTCCATCGTTGCTATGAATGCCTGCGCGCGCTGCTCGGGTGTAGCACGGATGAGCGTCCACGCCGAACTGTACGCCCGCGCCACCTCACAGATGCGTGCCAACGCCTCAATGTACTTTTCTGGCATTCGCCCGCCCGCTCGCTCAATCTTCATCTCAAGCCACCGCGCATGCTCGTGGCTCACGCTCGGTGACCAAGCATACATATTTGCGAATGTATCTGTGATACAGGGCGCCTGGCGAAGGCCATCCGCGTCGTACCAGTAGTCAGGGTATTCCACGCCCGCAATGCCGCCGATAGCCCCGCCGACACCCTTGT